GCCCTACAGGGCGCTTTTATACTAAAATCTAGTTTTTATACACCCCGATTTTAATATTATCGCGGTGAGCGCCCTATAGGGTCTTTGTTGTTTGTTCGGATTTTTAAGTTTTCCTAAACTATATATGGATATCTATTAATTTATATTAATTTATCCTTTAGTAACATATATGAAAGGATTCAATATGTTACTTGGTGCTATATCAGGACCTGCATTAGAAGATCCTAGATATGCTGTGCCCGAATTAACTATAGTATCCATTCTAGGCGTAGGTGCAAAATTAGGTGCAATAGAATGAAATCCTAACCTACTCTCATCAGTATAACCAGCGAATAATACTGCTTTAGCACCATATGTAGACCATATCACTAAATGACCAAAATCCGCTATCGAGAGAATAGACTCTGTAGCTCCGTATTTTTCTGGACCTCCTATAAACTTGTACAAACTAGTATTAGGTATTGTAAACTCATATAAAGAGGTAGAGCCGTGCGACATGTTAGCCATTTCTATAAACGGAAATGGATACCCTTTTCCTGATGGTGAAGCAATAGGGCCGAAAGCGTTTAGAGGAGAGACTTTACAAGCCTGGAAAATATTCTTTTTGTGATTACAAAAAGTTTGTGGAGGTGCAAAAGCCACAGATAAATCACCAGCAGTGCTGCTTCCAAACACTTTCAGTTTTATCTTCAATCCTAAACTTTTACCATAATACATAGCAGACAAAAGCTGTGGAACGTTTACTTGTTCCACACTATCTTTCAATCTTTCTCCTATGAGCGTATTTAAATTGATAACATTAGGACCTGTGACTAGTGTAACAGGCTCTGATTGATACATTCTCCTGACAATAGGTCTAATATCAATGGGAGAATATAATCTTTCCTGAAACTTTTCGCTTGTGTTAATATCTTCACTGTAGGTGGTAAGAGTATCATCTTTTTGAGGTTCATTCATAACTGTCAAACCTTGAGATGTATAACCATCACTCTGTTCCAGTATAGGATTAACTAAGGGTAACTGTCGCAACGGTTCTGTAGAATATCCATGAAAGCTTAAATCATCCCCTCCTGACATGTAAATATTAAAAGAAACTCCCTTAGGGGAATCTGAAGAAATGACCAAAGGTTGCGCTACAAATAAATAGTACATACCATGAAATAATGCTTCTGTACTCATATCAGGTGTACATGGAGTTAGTTGATTTCTACACAAATAAGGTATATTTATTGTTTGAATTTGACCACCTCCTGTAAACTCCATCAAATGAGAAGGAGCACTCAATAAACCTGCATACTCTGGTCTACCAAATAAAACTTCAGAGGATGGATTATACATTTGAATTAGGCGCAGTTTCACTTGTTGTTTATTATTCATAACCGATTGCACGTGAATATTTAAAGATCCTCTCCAAGCTCGAGAAATGCGATGGAACAGCTCTATATTATTACTCATAGATACAGGGTTAGTTTTTTCTGCCAATCCTCCTTGAAAAGGAGAAATAGGACGAGCCCAAACCAACGTACCAACTTTATCGTCTGTATATACTTTACACGTGCCTAAATACTGTGGTTTACTAAGAATATGCCTAATGGACATTTCGTCTACTTCCGTATTAAAAATAGGTCTATCTACAATACGGTCTATTTCAGGGTAGGGATCTAATTTCTCAAAAAACTGCTCTCCTGTGGTATTGTTAGGAAAGTTTCTCCTCGTTGCTATCATTCTATTAGTGATTAAAGGAACATTAGGATTATGCAAGCCTGTGTACCTCCTGATCCCTGATCGAATAACATCTATCGCATCTCCTACTACTTGTTTGGTATAAGAAGTAGTAGCATCAATAGCAGTAGTAGCAATCGATTGTAACCCTTGACTATTATAATCATATTGCAAAAATTTAGGACTAGGAACAAAAATATCCAAAGAACTAAAACAAGCCTCAATAGTTATATTTAACATCATACTTGCACTATCAGAGACCGACAAAGGATTTAATACGAATAATACCAGAGTAGCAAAATTTCCTGGTGTTAAACCTTCTCCTACTGCTGTCTCTGTTGCTGGCGCTGTGTATTTCATATCTAAACTAGCTACATCTGTGTTGCAATACCATGGCACATGTAAAACACATGACGTAGCTTCATTAGCATTTAAAAAACAATGCGGTCCTGACATTATAGAATTAATGATAAAGGGAGACTCAATCAACGTATAAGGCATCGGAGGAAGAACTCCTACCAAAATAGTACCGGCATGTGCTATAGTTCCAGCTACTGATACATTTAAAGATAAATCACTCCTAAAAAATGAACCCATTTTAAGAGCTGTTTCCAACGACAGGTTAGACGTAAAAACATCTCGAGGTAATTGTTTTATCTTAGATGTTAAAAAAGTGTAAGGTGCTTGATTAGACCACTCTACACTATCTACAAAGAAAGGTCTATTTACAAAAGGTTTAGTATCTATTCTATATTCTTCTGAGATATCAATGACCGGATAAACATTATGATGATCTTTAGAAAAATTAATGTCTCGCGTATTTACACTAGCGACAGAAGAACTCATACTTTGTTTTGTTGTTTGCATATCATAACACATTTCTGTTGCAAACTTGTTATCTGAATTGTTAATTTTATTAATTGAAATAGTATGTTTTTACAAGAAGACTACTATTAAAATCTTCTATTCCCTAAAAATTCTAAAATAGAAAGTGGCGAAGTTTCTAGGAACAAACTTCTTATAACCCTTATAATTCTATTTTTCAACTTAAGAAAAGTTGGATATATGTTTACCTAAGCAACCCATTACAGTAGCATAAGTATCATCTTCTTGCATAGTTTTGGCTATGTGTTCCTCACTAAACTCTATAAAAAAGAAAGAACAAGCATGCGCTGCATTAATAACCTTAGATTTTAACTTATTATTTTCATGTAAATAAATCTCAAATTGAAAGGCAGTCATTTTCCCCCTCATTATCTCGTCATAATTTCTAGAAGAATCTTTATAACACAAAGAATTGATCAATGTGGTCAATGACAATGGTCCTACGATTTTCCCTAGTTTCTTATGAAATTTAAAGTGTCTTTTTAAAAACACACACTCTGTTAACGGTTTCGAAATTTCTGTAATCTCTCCCTTATCTCCATCTGTATATTTCATACCAATACTGTGCGCGAAATCTCGCATTGTAATAGCATTAAAATACTTCATCAGGTCAGGCGGTGAACCACAAATCTTATCATCTCCCATAACAAAATCTATAATTCTGTCAAAATCGTCTGTGGTAGGAATTTTATCGTCTTTCGACATTTCCACATGTAGAACCATAGCTGTTAAAAACCGATTGATTAAAGAATTAAAAAACGCTGTAACCCAACATCCTGAAGGCATAGAATGTGTTGTCAACACTACTTTTTCTTTAATCAAGACAAAAGTTCGTACCATGGAGTTTAGTAACACTTTTAAAGTTTCGGGATCGTCTCCTTCGTAAAATTCCATAATCATTTCCGATATGGCATCTTGTACCTGTGCTGGTGTCCTCCATCCCAATTTCCAAAGTCACCATCAAAGAAAAATATGTGGTCTAATCAGATGGCTATAGGGATGAATCCGTATAGAGATTGGGATATGTTATATAAGAAATTGAAGACAGCCTATATTAACTTTGATGGTGACTTTGGAAATTGGGATGGAGGAGCACCAGCACAGGTACAAGATGCCATATCGGAAATGATTATGGAATTTTACGAAGGAGACGATCCCGAAACTTTAAAAGTGTTACTAAACTCCATGGTACGAACTTTTGTCTTGATTAAAGAAAAAGTAGTGTTGACAACACATTCTATGCCTTCAGGATGTTGGGTTACAGCGTTTTTTAATTCTTTAATCAATCGGTTTTTAACAGCTATGGTTCTACATGTGGAAATGTCGAAAGACGATAAAATTCCTACCACAGACGATTTTGACAGAATTATAGATTTTGTTATGGGAGATGATAAGATTTGTGGTTCACCGCCTGACCTGATGAAGTATTTTAATGCTATTACAATGCGAGATTTCGCGCACAGTATTGGTATGAAATATACAGATGGAGATAAGGGAGAGATTACAGAAATTTCGAAACCGTTAACAGAGTGTGTGTTTTTAAAAAGACACTTTAAATTTCATAAGAAACTAGGGAAAATCGTAGGACCATTGTCATTGACCACATTGATCAATTCTTTGTGTTATAAAGATTCTTCTAGAAATTATGACGAGATAATGAGGGGGAAAATGACTGCCTTTCAATTTGAGATTTATTTACATGAAAATAATAAGTTAAAATCTAAGGTTATTAATGCAGCGCATGCTTGTTCTTTCTTTTTTATAGAGTTTAGTGAGGAACACATAGCCAAAACTATGCAAGAAGATGATACTTATGCTACTGTAATGGGTTGCTTAGGTAAACATATATCCAACTTTTCTTAAGTTGAAAAATAGAATTATAAGGGTTATAAGAAGTTTGTTCCTAGAAACTTCGCCACTTTCTATTTTAGAATTTTTAGGGAATAGAAGATTTTAATAGTAGTCTTCTTGTAAAAACATACTATTTCAATTAATAAAATTAACAATTCAGATAACAAGTTTGCAACAGAAATGTGTTATGATATGCAAACAACAAAACAAAGTATGAGTTCTTCTGTCGCTAGTGTAAATACGCGAGACATTAATTTTTCTAAAGATCATCATAATGTTTATCCGGTCATTGATATCTCAGAAGAATATAGAATAGATACTAAACCTTTTGTAAATAGACCTTTCTTTGTAGATAGTGTAGAGTGGTCTAATCAAGCACCTTACACTTTTTTAACATCTAAGATAAAACAATTACCTCGAGATGTTTTTACGTCTAACCTGTCGTTGGAAACAGCTCTTAAAATGGGTTCATTTTTTAGGAGTGATTTATCTTTAAATGTATCAGTAGCTGGAACTATAGCACATGCCGGTACTATTTTGGTAGGAGTTCTTCCTCCGATGCCTTATACGTTGATTGAGTCTCCCTTTATCATTAATTCTATAATGTCAGGACCGCATTGTTTTTTAAATGCTAATGAAGCTACGTCATGTGTTTTACATGTGCCATGGTATTGCAACACAGATGTAGCTAGTTTAGATATGAAATACACAGCGCCAGCAACAGAGACAGCAGTAGGAGAAGGTTTAACACCAGGAAATTTTGCTACTCTGGTATTATTCGTATTAAATCCTTTGTCGGTCTCTGATAGTGCAAGTATGATGTTAAATATAACTATTGAGGCTTGTTTTAGTTCTTTGGATATTTTTGTTCCTAGTCCTAAATTTTTGCAATATGATTATAATAGTCAAGGGTTACAATCGATTGCTACTACTGCTATTGATGCTACTACTTCTTATACCAAACAAGTAGTAGGAGATGCGATAGATGTTATTCGATCAGGGATCAGGAGGTACACAGGCTTGCATAATCCTAATGTTCCTTTAATCACTAATAGAATGATAGCAACGAGGAGAAACTTTCCTAACAATACCACAGGAGAGCAGTTTTTTGAGAAATTAGATCCCTACCCTGAAATAGACCGTATTGTAGATAGACCTATTTTTAATACGGAAGTAGACGAAATGTCCATTAGGCATATTCTTAGTAAACCACAGTATTTAGGCACGTGTAAAGTATATACAGACGATAAAGTTGGTACGTTGGTTTGGGCTCGTCCTATTTCTCCTTTTCAAGGAGGATTGGCAGAAAAAACTAACCCTGTATCTATGAGTAATAATATAGAGCTGTTCCATCGCATTTCTCGAGCTTGGAGAGGATCTTTAAATATTCACGTGCAATCGGTTATGAATAATAAACAACAAGTGAAACTGCGCCTAATTCAAATGTATAATCCATCCTCTGAAGTTTTATTTGGTAGACCAGAGTATGCAGGTTTATTGAGTGCTCCTTCTCATTTGATGGAGTTTACAGGAGGTGGTCAAATTCAAACAATAAATATACCTTATTTGTGTAGAAATCAACTAACTCCATGTACACCTGATATGAGTACAGAAGCATTATTTCATGGTATGTACTATTTATTTGTAGCGCAACCTTTGGTCATTTCTTCAGATTCCCCTAAGGGAGTTTCTTTTAATATTTACATGTCAGGAGGGGATGATTTAAGCTTTCATGGATATTCTACAGAACCGTTGCGACAGTTACCCTTAGTTAATCCTATACTGGAACAGAGTGATGGTTATACATCTCAAGGTTTGACAGTTATGAATGAACCTCAAAAAGATGATACTCTTACCACCTACAGTGAAGATATTAACACAAGCGAAAAGTTTCAGGAAAGATTATATTCTCCCATTGATATTAGACCTATTGTCAGGAGAATGTATCAATCAGAGCCTGTTACACTAGTCACAGGTCCTAATGTTATCAATTTAAATACGCTCATAGGAGAAAGATTGAAAGATAGTGTGGAACAAGTAAACGTTCCACAGCTTTTGTCTGCTATGTATTATGGTAAAAGTTTAGGATTGAAGATAAAACTGAAAGTGTTTGGAAGCAGCACTGCTGGTGATTTATCTGTGGCTTTTGCACCTCCACAAACTTTTTGTAATCACAAAAAGAATATTTTCCAGGCTTGTAAAGTCTCTCCTCTAAACGCTTTCGGCCCTATTGCTTCACCATCAGGAAAAGGGTATCCATTTCCGTTTATAGAAATGGCTAACATGTCGCACGGCTCTACCTCTTTATATGAGTTTACAATACCTAATACTAGTTTGTACAAGTTTATAGGAGGTCCAGAAAAATACGGAGCTACAGAGTCTATTCTCTCGATAGCGGATTTTGGTCATTTAGTGATATGGTCTACATATGGTGCTAAAGCAGTATTATTCGCTGGTTATACTGATGAGAGTAGGTTAGGATTTCATTCTATTGCACCTAATTTTGCACCTACGCCTAGAATGGATACTATAGTTAATTCGGGCACAGCATATCTAGGATCTTCTAATGCAGGTCCTGATATAGCACCAAGTAACATATTGAATCCTTTCATATATGTTACTAAAGGATAAATTAATATAAATTAATAGATATCCATATATAGTTTAGGAAAACTTAAAAATCCGAACAAACAACAAAGACCCTATAGGGCGCTCACCGCGATAATATTAAAATCGGGGTGTATAAAAACTAGATTTTAGTATAAAAGCGCCCTGTAGGGC